AGAAACAGCAATCAATTAAACGTAGCTTTAGGCTGTATTAACTCAATGGCTAAGATTGCACAGATCACAACATGAGCATCTTAACTAGAGAAGGATCAGTATTAGATATTGCAGGCACTAGCGGAGTTTCGATTGATATAAAACAATTATTAGCAAATATTAGAAATGATCTTCACGAACCACAAAGAGAGTTTTTTGATAACAGCAATACTGAGATACTAGGCTTATCAGCTGGTTATGGTGCAGGGAAAACTAGGGCGCTTTGTGCAGTATGTGTAAAATTAGCTGCATTGAATGTTGGATTTACAGGCGCAGTTATGGAGCCAACAGGTTCATTAATTCGAGACATCTGGCAAAATGACTTCGAGCAGTTCTTAGAACATTATGAAATACCTTACTCATACAGGGCTAGTCCATTACCTGAGTACATCTTGCATTTACCAGACGGAGACACAAAGATACTTTGTAGAAGTTTTGAAAACTGGTCACGCATAATTGGCTTAAATTTGGCCTTTGTATTAGCAGATGAAATAGATACAGTTGCACCATCTGTTTGTGATAGGGCATTTCCAAAGATTCTAGGTAGGTTAAGGTCTGGTAATGTCAGGCAGTTTTGCGCAGCAAGCACACCAGAGGGTTTTAGATGGATGTGGAATACCTTTGGATCAGAGGCAGCACAGGAGAGATCAGACCGAAAGCTTATAAGAATGAGGACACAAGATAACCCACACTTACCAGAAGATTTTATAGAAAGAATGCAAGCAAACTACGACTCTAGTATGTTGCAGGCTTACCTAAACGGAGAGTTTACCAATCTCACAACTGGGCAGGTATATGACAGATTTGTAAGAGAAGATAATATTGTAGATACTATTCCAAGTATCCAGATGGAGCCATTAAGGATAGGGGTAGACTTTAATATCGGAAATATGAGCGCGGTGATAGGAATAAAATTAGGAGAAAAATTGTTAATAATTGATGAGATTGTATCTGCACATGATACAGACGCACTTGCCCAAGAAATAATCCGTAGATACCCTACTAATAAGATTTACGTCTACCCTGATGCTTCGGGCGGCAATCGTAGTACTAATGCAGCAAAAACAGACATACAGATTCTTGAATCCTATGGCTTCACTAATCTTTCAGCTAAAAGCAACCCAGCGATCAGAGATAGAGTCTCTGCCGTACAGGGTTTGTTATGCAACGGAAAAGGGCAGATACGTCTACAGATTAATGCCAGTTGCAAACGTATGATTGAATGCTTAGAGTTACAAAGTTATACAGATAAAGGCGAACCAGATAAAGACGCTGGTTATGACCACATGAATGACGCTCTAGGGTATCTAGTTTGGAGAGAGTTCAATCCATTATTTGCACGTGCGGGCAAACCTACAGGCATTAGAATATATTAAGAACATGGTACTATTGAGGCAAAACTGTGTATAGCTCACTAAATATTTACAACCAGCCCATAACACAAGCTGCCACAACAGTTGCCAGCCCTAATGCGGCCTATCAAAGAATGGCTCAGTTTTGGGACTTGATTACAGACTTAAAGGAAGGTACTTATAAGATCAGAAGCGAACACAGGAAGTATTTACCACAGGAAGCTAGAGAGACTGACGATAGTTATGACGTAAGACTAAGTAGGTCAACAGTAGTACCATATTTGCAACGTATAGAGAAAATGCTTTCAGGTATGCTGGTCAGAAAGCCAGTAAGACTAGATGATGTATCGGACTTAGTAAGAGAACAACTATTCGATGTAGATTTAGAGGGTAACGATCTTAATGTGTGGCTCTATCAGACAGCAAGGCAGGCTATTAGCTTTGGTCATGTAGGTGTTTTAGTAGATGCACCTAAAGAAGGGGATAAAACAAGGCCATATTGGGTTACTTATACACCGAAGGATATATTAGGCTGGCGATCTGAAATTATAGAAGGCTCAAGGCAGTTGACGCAGCTAAGACTGCTGGAACAGGTAGTAGAGCCTGACGGAAAGTACGGAGATAAGATAATCAAACAAATCAGAGTTTTAGAAAGGGGTAGATATGAAATCCACAGAAAAGATGATAAGAAAAATGAATATAAATTGTTTGATGAAGGTGAAATGAGTCTTAAAGATAAGATTCCCTTTGCTGTTGCTTACTCTAATAGAGTTGGTTATTACGAAAGCCGCAGCCCACTTTATGACATTGCAGAACTAAACCTTAAGCACTATCAAATACAATCTGACCTAGATAATATTTTACATATTAGTTCTGTACCATTGCTTGCTGTCTTTGGTTATCCCAATGCTGACGAGATAACAACTGGACCCAGTGAGGCACTATCTTTGCCACCAGAGTCAAGAATGGAATATATTAGCCCATCAGGAGATAGTTATGATAGCCAGTTTCAGAGATTGGCAGATATTAAAGACCAAATCAACACACTATCACTAGCAGCTGTACTAGGACAGAAGTTAGTAGGAGAATCAGCAGAGGCCAAGCAAATAGATAGATCGCAAAATGATTCGACTATGATGGTAATAGCGCAGCAGATGCAAGATTTAATAGATAACTGTTTAAGATTTCACAGCGAATATCTTAATGAAGCTAATGCTGGTAGCTCCTTTGTTAATAGAGACTTTGTTTCTGCAAGATTACAGCCACAGGAAATAACCAGCCTACTAACTTTATTTACTGCTGGAACTATTACACAAGAAACATTATTGAACCAGTTATCTGCTGGGGAGGTCTTAGGCGATGACTTTGACGTAGAGGAAGAGATCGAAGGCACACAAAGTGGTGGTTTAACAGAATCAGAGCCACCTGAAGAGCCTGACCCAGAGCCTGAAGACGAAGAAGAGGAGGAAACAGGGGAAGAATGATAAATGAGTATTCCAGAGGTATTCTTTAGGGAAACTATTGACCTTAATAGATACAGTAACGCTGTAGCTAATAAATTTGTAGAAAACTATATTCAAGTAATTTACGATGCTACCAAACAGTTAGTTGCATTAGACAAAAGGCAAAAAAAAGCAGGGGTAAATATAGCAGTTGCACCACAAACAAGAAAAAGATTAAGAGCAATACTTGCACAATCAAAAGCAAGTATGGACAGATGGAATAAAGACGCAACAAAGCAAATGATAAAAGAAATGGAAGGATTAGCAAAGATACAGACAGGATTTATAGAAGGTGAACTAAAAAAGGCTGTTAAGTCTGGCGGTATCCCAATAAACTCAGTTGCAGTCAGCCAAAGGTACGCCACTTCTTTTGTTAAAACAGACCCTACGAAAGTTAATATATTTACAAGCAAACAATTTACTGAAGATGATTTTATAAAGTTTGGGTCTGGTAAATTTGAGCTAACCGCTAGGCAAGGTGCAATGATGACTTTGCCTAATGGTGAGACAGTAGAAAAAGCTTTTAGAGGTATTGCTAGAAAAAATCAAGAATTATTGGCTAGAACTATTAGGGCTGGTGTCTTTAGTGGCGAATCAGTACAAGTAATTGCTAAAAGGTTGGCAGGTACACTTGAGTTTGATGCAGTAGCCACTACAAAACAAAAGATAGCAGCTGGTGGACAGGCAATAAAATTAGCAAGTCATCAAATAAAAACAGTAGTTAGAACCTCTGTTAATCAGGTACAGAATCAGGCTTCTCAATCTGTATATGCAGCTAATAAAAAAATTGCACCAAGGTATGAGTATGTTGCAACGCTAGATAGCAAGACTAGCAACGTATGTAAAAGGCTTGATGGCAGAAAGTTTCAATACAATAAGGGACCAACACCGCCACAGCATTTTAATTGTAGGTCTACCACAGTACCAGTTGTTGACTATGAAGGGTTAAGTAAGCGCAAAGGGTTTGAAGATTTAACAGAACCACCAGTAGGAAAGGTAGTTAGCAGACCTAGTGCTACTGGAAGAGTCCCACAAGGTACACAATATGGTGATTGGTTATTGCAACAAGACAAAAAACTACAAGTAAAAACTTTAGGCACAGAAAAAAAAGCTGATTTTTTTAAGAAATTAGCAAAAAAAGAAGGCTCTGGACACGCGGCAATAAGAAAAATGATTAGGAATGATGGTACAGAGCTACCACTTGATAAGTTAGAGAAAATATATGCCAAGCCTAGTGTGGCTAAGAAGGTAACAGCACCTGTGGCTAAAGCGCCCAAGATTAAGACATCACCAACTATGTCTACTGAAGGTGTTGATACTTGGATCACTAAAAATAGATTTAAAGATATTCAGCAGTTTACAGAGGATAGCTTAGACGGAATGGAGACGCTAGGCGGCCTGACTGAAAAACATATTAAGAAGATGAGAGCGTTTATGAAAAAAGGCAATATAGTAAATCAATTTAATATGAAATATGAAAAAACTGCAGATATTACTAAGTTAAGGCAAAGATTTTTGACAGGTAAAAATTTAGAAGCTTTTAAAAAGTCTAATGAAACAGTTATTAGAAGATTCGAGGCTATTGATAAGATTCCAGAAAAAGATTTAATTTCAGAGGTCAAAGATTGGAAAGAAAGGTGGAATGGTGTTGGCACTTTAAGGAGAGGGTCACGCAAAGATTTATTTGCAAGGAATATAAGATTGTTAGAACAAGATGGAATGATAGATGTTAGTTTTCAGAAAAAAGTAGTAAATAACTTATTTGGTAATGCAACTGGAAATACAAATGGCTATACCATTATGAGTTCTGGAATGGTTCATACAAGGTTAAGAGATGGTGCAAAAAAAATTAGTGCGGCATCTGCTAAAAGAATCAAAAAAAGTGCAGCGAATACTTTAGAAACTAATTTTAAATTCAGCAAGTTTAAAGGGACAAGGTATGAAAGATATAGACAAGGACTCAAGGAAGGTATTGAAGAAGTATGGTCTAACTCACACCCAATGGACGAATCAATAGATTGGTTTTCTACTTTAGTTCATGAGATGGGACACCAAGTACACTTTCAAGCTGGTATGCCGAAGCTAGGCAAGCGGTTTCTAAGTTTAAAGGGTATGACATATCCAACTGAATATAGTCGTAAGAACGTAGCAGAACAATTTGCAGAATCTTTCACACAGTATATTTTTAATCCAGAAGGGTTGCAAAAGAATGCACCACGTTTGTATAAATGGGTAGATGAAACCTTTGAGGAGGCTATGAAAAACTTATGACACCATTTGAAGCGCTAGAACTATCAAGAAAATTTCCTAAAAACAGATCAGTGGTAAAACGTATTTATGATGCACTACAAAAAACTAGGGGCGATAATAGAAAAAAGTTTGAACAAATTGTTGAAGGTCTGTATGTAGACGCTATAGATGACGAGGACTTTGACATACTTAATAAATACTTTGGATAGCTATGCCATTAAGAAAAGGTAAATCACAAAAAATTATCTCAGCTAACATTCGTAAGCTAATGAGAGAAGGTAAAACGAAGTAATATAGTTACAGCTACTTTTATTGTTATGCCTTCACACTACGGATCAATGAAACCAAAGGGTAAAAAAAAGAAAGTAAAAAAAGGTGGTAAAAAATAATGGGTTATACATTTAAAGTTCAGACTTACGATGAGCCAAAGCCAAAGGCTGAAAATTGTGAAGTTAAGCCAAAAACAAAGAAAAAAACTAAAAAGTGACTAGAAAACTAAGGCGAGTTCCAAAAGACAAAAAGACAGGGCTACCTAAAAAGTACCTGTCTGGTGCTAAAAATAAATCAGCAAAAGCTGCTGAGATTAAGAGAACTGCCGAAGCTTATAGAAAAGGACAGTATATTGATATTCAAGCTGTATCTAAATCACGTACTAAACAAAATGTCTCCACAAGCAAAAAGAAGAAAACCACTAAGCGCAAGCGTAAAAGCTAATCTCAAAAAAAAGGCTGAGGGTACACGCTTTTTTTATGGGGAACTTGCAGCGGTATATAGAAAAGGTCAAGGCGCTTATTTGTCTAGTGGATCAAGAAACGTACCTATGGCAGCTTGGGCTATGGGTAGAGTCAATAGTTATATGAGAGGAGATAAAGCTAGAACAGCAGACTCAGCAATTTATTCAAGGTACAACAAAAGAAGATGAAACTAACAACAAGACAAAAAAACACTTTAGCTAAACACCAAAAAGCTCATGGTCATACCAAGGCGCATATGGATTTTATGAAGCGTAAAATGAGAGAGGGAATGTCATTTACAGAGGCGCATAGATTGGCAATGAGGAAAAAAGGGAAATAATGGCTATTACTTACAGAGGTGAAACTTTCGAAGGTTATAACAAACCAAAAAGAACTACAAAACACCCGCGAAGCAGTCATGCGGTACTAGCCAAAGAAGGCGATAAAATAAAATTAATAAGGTTTGGTCAACAAGGTGTCCGAGGTGCAGGTGCAAATCCTAAAACAGAAAAAGGTAAAGATAGACAAAGAAGGTTTAAAGCAAGAATGGCCAAACATATTGCAAAAGGTAAGATGAGTGCGGCATATTGGGCTGACAAAGTTAAATGGTAAGGTATTATTTATATTAATTATTGTTAAAATTTATTTATGGCTGACGAACCAATCAAACCAAATCCACCTGTAGATACAGCAGCGTTAATGGCAGAAGTTGAAGCGCTCAGAAAAAGCAATAGAGAAATTTTAGACGATTACAAAAAAGCAAAGGAGGCGGCCAAAGCTGTACCACCAGATGTTGATGTAGATGCTCTGATTGCTTACAAACAGAAAAAAGAGCAAGAAGAGTTAGAGGCTAAAGGCAGATATGATGAAGCTATTGCAAAGCAGGCTCAACAATATCGTGATGCTGAAGAGGCTAAGAACAAGAGAATACAAGAGTTAGAAAGCAGACAGAGACAGCTAGAGGTAGAAGCACCAGCAGTAACAGCACTTGCTGATGTTGTTCACGACCCTCAATACGTTTTGTCACGCATAGACAAAGATCAATTAGCTAGAGAAACAGATGGAACTGTTGTTGTAGTAGATGGCTATAACAGAACACCTGTAAAAGAATGGGCGATGTCGAAAATGCCAGCTTGGGTACAAAAGAATCCAAGACCACAGGGAGGAGGGGCAACAACTACTAAAGTACAAACAGAGACATTAGCATCTGGTGAAAAGAATCCATTTGCTAAAGAATCTTTTAACCTTACAGAGCAAAGTAGGTTATACAGAACAGATATAAATAAATATAATATGCTCAAAAACGCAGTTAGCGGTTAGTATAGTAACAACGTGGTTGTGCTACGTCAGAGGTTGT